GGATGTTGAACCGCGCCGCCTCATTGCCCGAACCGCTGCGATTATCGTCGCGATACCGCTTGACGATCTTAGTCGCGCGCGCTTCCCATTTCTTGAACTCGGCATCGTATGCCGCGATGATGGCAAGATACTTCTGGACGCCCTCGCTGACCTGCTCGATCATGCCCATACGCCCAGCACTGCCGCGCTTTCGTCCGGCGTGGTGGCGATCAAACCGAGCGCGGCGGGATCGAACGGCACATCAACGGCAGGCGCACGAATGGCAATATAAACCATGTTCGGCTCGCCAATGGCCGGTATCGTGACCTTGCTGCCGTCCGGTGCTGTCGCGCCCACTGCGGCCCGCCCGACGCCGTAGCGAAACAGCGGGTTGCCTTGCGCGTCGTCAACCGATAGCGGCCCTAACATGTTGGCCGGCCCGCTATCTGCGCCCACTAGCCCAGAAGCTTGGAGTGCTGCAAGCGCCTTTGCAATCACGGTCAGGGATGCGGCTTTATAGGTCCAGTCCATCAGTAAGCCCTCGCAATAAGCGCCGCGTCAGACTGCGGGCCGGGAGTGAGCGTGACCAGGGTGGCGTGCATGTTGGTGTAGTAGCCGGCGGTATTCGCCAGCCGCCCCACTGCCAGCGTGCCCATAAGCGGCTGCCCGGCGTTGGTGGCTGCAATCACCGCCGCGCCATTCATTGTCCACCGAATGCCGGCTGGCGTTACCGACAGCGCAAGTCGGTTGGTCAGGCCGGCGGTGCGCATTGGGAGATAGGCCGACACCTGCGTTACGCCTGCCACGACACTGACTACTCTTACATTGCCGCCGCCGTCAGTGATGAGATACCACGTGTTATTTCCGTCTCCGGTAATCGACGCGGCCAGAACAACGGTATTCGCCTGCGAGTTGGAAATCACCGAGAAATCCATCGCCACCCCGTAACCCGTCGCCGTTTGCAGCCCCGGCAGTTGCGTCAGGTCCAGCGTCAGGTTGTCGGCGGCTCGGGTGGCTGCGGCGGTGGTGGTGGCGATAAGCGACGTGGCAAAAGACGATTGCTCGAACTGCAAGCCGCCAATGCGGACTGTGATGTCGATTGCGACGGCCCCAGCCGGAGCTAATCGGATATTCAATCCGCCGCCCACCAACGCCTGCGTGGCAGTGCCTTGCGTCCTGGTCAATGAGGCCGAAGCAAGATTTAAGTCAGCCCGGTATGCCGCGCCGCTCCCGCCGATGTATGCGAGAAATGCAGAGATTCCTGACGTTGACCCGGCAACAATCGCGGACCACAGGCTAGTGACGTAAGGAACCGATAGCGTCATCGTAATAAACGACACGACATTCAATTCGTAGCTAACGCCTGTTGACGTGCCGAATATCCTAATATCGACGTAAGGCAAACCGCCAGATGATGTCCCAACGCCGGTGACATTAGTAGTCAAACCCGCTGCCGTTGCGACGCTCCAGCCCGTTGGCAGCGTTCCCGGAGTGCCGACGACCGCGCCGGTATTGGAGTTGTTCGGCACCAGGTTCGTCGCCTGCGACTCCCCCAGCCACCCCGCCGGCGAGGTCTCGAAGCGCGGGCCGTAGTAGACGGCGGTGGTTGTGGGGTTGTATGTGGTAGTCGCGGTGCCGGCCTCAAGCTGGAAGCCATAAACCGCGATGACGTAGGATGCGCCGCCCACGGTGAACGGATAAATACCGCAAGAACCGGATAGGGCTGTAAATTCATTAAGTATTGAAACCGAAGCATGAGAACGTGTAATGCGTGTCCATACGCCCGCCGTCAGGCTAGCAAGGTTTACGCGCCAATCTCCGTTCGTTTGATTGGCGGGGTTTGTAACAGCCAAGATTCCAGAAGTCGAGGTCGGATTTATCCAGAATGACGGTTCGTATCTTGCGCCAGAAAGCAACCCGGAGATTTGTTGATAAAACCCCGAGGCTGCCCCCGCAATCGTCATCTGCGAAGCTGTTGCGCTGCCATCCGGGCCTGTGACTGGTGTGAGCGCAGACAAGCCGGCCTGCTTAACCCAGGCAGATTGTGACAGGTCGCCAGATCGCAGCAGCACGTTATTCGGCGCGTAACTCAGCACCCCGCTCTGCACCTGCGTGCCCTGACTGGCGCGGGAGAAGGTCCACAACGGCGGAAGCGATGCCGTCAGGTCAGAAACCAACGCCCCGCGCTGCCCGGCCCATTGCGAAATCACGGTGCCCAGAAAGCCGTGCAGTCAACCGTGCCGCTGATCGTGACGACGAGCGACGTGCTGAACCGCGCCGGCATCGGGTAGAAGGTGCCGCCTATCGGGGTGAAGGTGTTGACGATGGTCGTCGCGTTGTCTGCAACCTTGATTGTTGGCGTCGCGCTAGCCGATGCGCAAAAGATGCCAGTCAGACCACCCGCGCCGGTTCGCACGGTCGTGGTGGCCGTCAGGTTTGTGAAGTTCTGTGCCTCGGAAACTGGCGTCATACTCTGCCCTTTTTCTGTGCAGCGGCGTGAATTGCCCACATATCGTTGAGCGTAGCCTGATTTTGAGGCCCGACCATTAGCACATTGCTCGTATTTGATGCAATTGGCTTTTTTTCGGGCTGCCACATCACGGCCATCATGCGGAAAGCATCGGCTGCGTGGCTTGACCAGTCGTGGAGAGGCGTCATCATAAACGCGCCCGTGTCGCTGTTGAATTTGCGCCGATAATTCCGCAGCGCGTTGACGCCGGGCTTGGTGAACTCATCATCGAACCAAACCATAGGCAGCATCGTTCGCACCGCCTGAATGCCGTCTTGCACGCCGATGTCGGGGACGATCTCGAACATCCCAAGCCCGCCCATCATGCCGGCAAGCTGCTCCAACACGGATCGCCCGCCGCTCGCAAAGGTCTTGGCGCGCCCGTCGTGAGGCAGGTAGTGCTTGGCGTATCGGTAGCCGCGGCTGTTGACCAGATTGGCGACGAACTCCGGCGTCGACCCCGATGCGCTCCAGAAGTCAATGACGTGGATTTCCAAGCCGACCACCTGATACCACCAGATAGCCGTGTCGTCGTGGTGGCCGATGTCCCATGCGGTATAGACCGGCGCCGCCTGGTCATAGTCCACCACGCGGATGCGGCCCTCGACCTCGGCCATGCGGATCTGGTGTGCCCAGAATGCGCCTGAGTTGGGCGCGTCAAAACTGCATTCGTATTCCTGGGCAAACTCCTCCTCGCTCATCGACGCCTTCATGCGCGCGATGATGTCGTCGCCGAGAATGCCGGTGTCCTGATATCGCAGGAGGTAGACGGACGCGCTCGGATCATCCTTGGCGCGGTCAAACGCTGCCTTTAGCTGACCGAGGCCCTTTGGCGTGCCCGATCTGACCAGCGTGCCGTTGTGGTCGGAAAGCATGGGGAGGATCGCCGTCACCTGGCCCTCGGCGCTTGTGTCGTCGTATTCGTCGATAATTATCTCGTCCGCATACCCACCGCGCCAGCTATCAGGCCGATCCATTCCGCCCGCTTGATACACGCCGCCATTGGGCAGGATCACGCGCATATCGGATTTGAGGACACGAGTGCCGCGGATGCCTTTTGCGGCTCGGGCCAGCTCATCCCATAGCCCGGTCCGATCCCATTGCACCTGATACGGCAGGGTATGGATCACGCGAGGCGGCGGGTATTGGCGCGGGATCGTGAGCGCGCGTTTTAGCCCGCGCCACATTAGGCCCGCAGTCTTGCCGGCCCGACGATGCACGACGGCCACGATGTCGCGGGAGGCGTCATTGATTAGCGGACGCTGCCATGGGCGCGGTCGGAAGGGGAGGGTTTCAATCGTCAACTGGCGCGCCATCGATGTCAGGCAACCACCGATACGTGGTTACAGCCGGCGCTTCCTCGGTCACAGTCACCGACGCGGCAGGCGTGCCGGCGATGCGGTCAATCACATATTTTGCCGCGTTGAAAGCATGTGGATGCATGTCGTCAGCCATCACGGCATCGATGCGCGCGAACGCCGCGTTGACCCGAGCCTGCGCCATGTCGCTGATAAGCGCATTCCGCGCCCGTCCGTCCAACACTTGTGCCGAGGTAGGCCCGATGCCAGGCGGATTGCCCGGTCGCGCCGGTCCGCCGTAGCCCTCGCCGCCCGCTGGGATGCCGCTTGCAGGCTTGCCGCTTGCCGGCTTGGTTCGGTCGGTGATGGTTCGCAGGTTGGGGCGCGGCGTGCCCCGGCGCGGTGGTTTGTCGGTCATTCGCTGCGTCCGATCCTCCATGCCGTCAATCCCAACCCCGCGCGCTCAACATTGATCGCCGCTATATTGCGCGCAACGCCACGCCGATCGGCCCATGCAACCGCGCTATTGGTGTCAATCGTCTCCGGCGGGCCAAGCGACGGCGGCTCAACCGGCCCGGCATCCCTTGCCGCGATACGATCCTGTTTTGCCCGGTCGCCGCGTCGCAGGTTTTCGACGGTCAGCAGCTTAATGCCCAGCTTATCCGCAATCTCGCGCGCCGTGTAGCCGCCCTCTGCCCATATCGCGCGGATGTTGTCGGACATGCAGGCCCGGCCATGATGCCAGGATCGCGTAGAACGGCTTGCCAGCGTGTTTTGACCGTTGCCGGCACCTACGCTACCGGCCACCGCGCTAGAACCGTCTGGCGGCCCATCCGACAACGCGCGCGCGCATGTTTCGGGGTTGGTGGTGGCGTTCACGCCTCCGCTCCCAACCAAAACCACGGCTTCCCGACATCGTAGAGCCGCGCCGAGACCCAAGCGCCGGGCACGTCGTCGTGAGGCACCAACCCCGCCGCCCGATAGTCTGCCGCATATGGCGATACGGTTGGGAGAGGCACGGTAACGCCGGCCCAGGCGCGGCAGGTGATGGGGGCGTCGGTCATGATGCCACCCGCTTGCCTGGCGCTTTGCAGTTGTTGCAGCGGCGCTTTTGCGGGCTTTCGGAAAACGGTTTCACTAGGACTTCAAACCTATCCCCACAATCGGCGCAATTTGCCTCCCAGTGAAACGTAAGAAATTCATCTCCACGACGATTGACGTATGTGGTCGGCCCGAGGAACCGATATTCCTGGCCTTTAAATTTCGTAGCGTATCCGATCGCCTCTTTTTTTGCCGACACTCTCACTTCCCCTTCTTTTCAAAAAATGTCCGGGCACCAAAGCCGGACACGGGAGGGGATATATGATACATATATACCCCCCCTTTCGTGTCCGGTTTGTCCGGGTGCCTTGCGCCCGTCCGTGTCCGGTTATGTCCGGTTATGTCCGGGGTCATGTCCGGTCTCCTGTCTGGTGTCGGACGGACCAAACGCGGCCTTTGCTGACCCCGACAAGTCGCTTTTCGGTCAATTCTTCTGCGGCGCGGTTGAAGGCATGGCGCTTGCTATCCTGCTTGACTTCAGCTTTCCCGTCCGAAATCGTGCGATCGTAGAACCGCTCCCGCCACCATTCCTCGGGGATGGACGGGCATCCTGACGGAACACCTGGGAAACCAGTCCTACCATTCTCGACAATCAGATCATGCAGAACGGACAAAGCGCGGGCAGCGTGGCCCTTTATTTTGGCATTTGCGACGACTGCCGGGGTTGCCTCTTGGTCGAATTTAACCACGCACGTCGTGACATCCTCGCCGTGTCGGTTCTGGCCGAGGGTCACGATGTCGAGGCTGAACGGGAAATCGGCCCCATCCTCGCCCTCCTTCTGCTTGACCACTTTTGCGCCGCGCTGGCCTTCGTCTGACCGGGTAATTTCGACCTCGGTATCGATGGCACCCTTGAGGCCCGACCAGCCGCGTGCGCCTCTTGCAGCGTCCTTGCCGCTATGATGGACCATCAAGACCATTGCGCCGGTTTCAGCGATGACGTGATGCACGTTGGCGATGAGCGCGCCCATATCGACGCTGCTGTTTTCGTCGCCGCCTTGGAGCGATCGGGATAGGGTGTCGATCACCACCAGCTTGACCGGGATGCAGAGGTTTGCCGCCGCTTCTTTGACGCGCCCGATCAGGGTTTCGACATCGGCCCCGGGCGCGAGCATGTTGATGCTGGATTGGATGGATGCGAAGTGAACCGGCCCGTCTAGGGTGTCATGTTCAAGCTTCCATGCGGCAACGCGGTTGCGAAAGCCGGTGATGCCTTCCAGGGCGCAATAGATCACGCCGCCGATGTCAACGCGCTTGCCGTTCCATTCCAGGCCGGCTGCCACGCTCAACGCCAGATCGGTCGCTAGAAAGGTCTTGCCGCTGCCCGGCTCGCCGTAGAATACGCCGAACGTGCCGGCAAATAGGAGGCCCTGCACAAAATCGTTAGCTTCCAGGGACGGCATGATGTCGGCAAAATAGGTGAGAGGCAGCTTATCCGTTGGTTCCACCGTCCGCCCTTGCATATCGACGACCTTGGCCGGCGCTTGATCCTCGTTGGCTTGCTCGAAACCGTGCCAGTAGCCGTCATCGACCTCTATTGCGGCCTGGCCTTCTGCCTCCGCCGCAGCGACAGCCGCCCGACGCTTGGCCAGGAACGCATCGGCCTTGGTGAAGTCCTCATGCTGCGACAAGGTGAAGCTCCCGCTCGGCTGCTGTAATTTCCTCGTGAACAATCCGCTCGACCTGGCGTGCCGACATCGACCCATCCGCCGCGCGATAGGCTGCAATCATGATGTGGCCGCGCGCTTTGCCGGCCTGGATATGCGGTGCGATGGCGCGGGCGATTTTGGCGCTGCCCATAACCGGCGCGGCATCGGTCAACGCGCGCATGGCGACGACCAGCGCGGCATCCCCGACGCTTTCGAGTAGCTCGCCCATGACGATCATGTCGGGGTGCGTGGCGCATGTGTTGGCGAAGATTTCCGCCGCGTCGTCGAACGTCAGATGGCCGGCCTCGTAGGCGGCAACGACCTGGGTGCAGTAACGCGGGAACCATGGCGCGGCTTTCATATCCGGCCCTCCATGAAATCTGCGACCCAGGTATCGAGGCCCTCAGGCAAAAGCGTATCGAGCGTGTCCTTGATGCGATCCTTGGCCAGGATCAGCGTCGCCAGATCGTGCGGCGGCAGGCCCTTGATCGTGTCCTGATTGCCGCGCCAGGTTGCCGCCACCTCGTCGAGATCGCGGCAGGAGACGAGCACCGACAGGAGCGTGGCGAGAGGGGTTGCGATAGTCACAGCCCGTATTGCGCCCGCTGAAACGCCTTGCGCCCCGGCGACGCATCCACTGCGGCCTTGCGCGGTCCCGAGCGTTTCTTCGGTGCGGCAAGCTGGGCCTGCAACCGATCGTCGCGTCCGTATGCCGTCGCACGCAGAGGCATCCCGGCATGGAGTAGCGCGGCCTCCACGTCCGACAAACTGCGGCAAATGTGGTATTGAAACCCCGCCCCGACGATGCCCGCCGCAAACTCGCGCTGGCTGTCAGACATGACACCCTTGGCGGTTTTCAATTCGATTGCGATGAACCGGCCCGACCACCAGATCATCAGATCCGACAGCCCGCGCCGAACGCCCTTTGCCTTGCGGATCGCGCCCTGGATCATGGAAATCTGCCCGGCGTGTTCGATGCCGGTGTAAACCGCGCCCTCGGGTAGAGCGTGGTGCAGAAATTTGACGGCGGCAATTTGAAATGCGTCTTCATTTCGCATCACGCCACCCGCACATAATGGAACCTCGACTGATACCCGAGCGCCGCGACAATCTCGGCAGCCGGCTCGCACGCCCCGTCAAGGGCACGCTCCACCAGCAGGAAGTAGATGCGGTTGCGGTTGCACCAAGCCTCGACGCCGCCCGCTTCGGTGCAGACGTGGCGCAGGTGCGCGATGATGTCGGGGAGGTCGGTCATGCGATCACCCCGGCAAAAGACCCGACCGGCGCGATACTCAGCGCCAGCCGGGCAAGTTTGCGTGTCGACGCGCGGGAGGAAATCGCACGCGACCGCATCGCGCCCCACGCCGATGCACCGGAAGGCCGCGCATGGGGATAGGGCGGGATTGGGGGGAAAGGTTGGCGGGTAGCGTCCATTAGCCTCAAAAAGACTGCACCATGTGCAGCCGGCCAACTGGCTTTGCCCACTTCCTGCGCGTGATACACCCTACCGGGCACGCAGGTTAGGGATGGACGCCGTTGCGACTGCCCGCCGGCAATCGTGGGAATGTTGGCCCCGGTATTCATGCGGCGAGCTGCACCGCAGCGGCGATCCGTGCCGCGACTGCGAGAGGCTTGCCGTCGATAGGTATGCCGCGCTTGCGTGCCCAGGCCAGCGCATCGAGCGCATCGCGGTTTGACACCCCGATGGCGCGGGCGATCGGCAGGTGCAGCCGTGCTGCCCTGGCCGCGCCAATGCGCCGTGCGCGAACTTTCATAGCGTCGTGGGTGACTTTCGGCCCCGGCAGCGCGTTGATAATGGCGCGAACTGCGTCGGGGTTTGGAGCGTCGGCATATCGCCGGGCAAGCACGTCGTCGCGTTCCGCCGACCAAACATTAGCGCCGCGCTTACGTTGTGCCGTGCGGGCTAAACCAGACCGCCGCGCGAAGCTTTTAACCTGGCCCCAAGTCACAGTCTTGCCGGGAAGTTGATTGACGGCGGCTAATATTTGAGCCGTTGTCGCGGCTGTCGCATACAACCTTGCAGTTAGGTCGCGCTTATTGGCCGAAATGCCTCTCACGCCCCGATCCCCCGAACCGGAGGCGCGGGTTTCTTGCCCTCGCACCAATCGGCCAGATCGGCGCACCGCTCACCCCAAAAAAGATGACAACGCGCGGCGAAACGAAACATGCGAGCCGATGCCAACCAAATCACGCAATCCTGTCTTTCAGGGCTTGTGCCCTTTGTTTGTAGATTTCCGCCTCATGGGCGAGTTTCGCGGCCTGAGCGTCGCAATGCCGCGCATAAAAATCCTGCGCCGCGACCAGCTCATCGGCCCAAACGCGCGCGACTTTGCCGCGCATAATTTCCGTTACCCGGCTTTCCGATATCCGCAGCGAGCGCGCGACCGAGGCAATGGCGCGACATTTCCCCAAATCAATCCGCGCATGGACGGCATCAGAGACGATGCGGAAGACCTGCTGCGCTGGCGTTTGATTTGGTTGATCGCTCGTCACGAATTTTTTCCCAAAAAAAGAGAACATTTTCCGAAACTCCTGCTGCATGTTGTGGACGTGCAGCAGGGGGGGGGAGACAGTTAGATGAACGGAGCCAAAGGGTTGCAGCCCATAGGTTGGCTCATGGAGGGACTACTCATAAGGATCGGGGAGGCGCGCGTTCAGGCACGCCGCCCAAATAACGAAAGCAACGCAGACAGCCGCCCAGAAGAGCGACAGCCAAATGACCAAATCGACAAACATGCTGATCACCAGAGGGGTGTCCTTGAAACGGAGGCTTCAACACGCCGCCATGCCGGGGAATAAAGCCGGGCCTCGATCGTTACGCGCGGCCCATCGTGCCGGTGCATGACGATAATTTCTTTGTGGGTTGTGGCGCTCTCGATCTCAGCGCGTTCCCAGCCGCCGATCCGTAACCAACTTTCCGCACCCCATATCGCGACGACGGACCAGTGATCCGCTGATAGCTGGCGCAGGAGGCGCGCCGGGGTTGCGGTGCCGGTCATGCTGCGGCCTGGGAGGGCAGCGAATAGAAGTCGTTCGGCTGGACCTTGCCGGCGGTTTTTTCGACAATCGCCGTCATAATTGTCGGGCGCGGTAGGCGGTCGCCCGACATGTATCGATACAGAGACGCCTGAGAGACGCCGATGTCAGCGGCAAATGCCGCCGTGCTTAGATTTTGTTCAGCGAGGAATGCCTGAATGTTCATGCCGCCAAATCCACCATATTGGTGGAGCCTCGTCAAGCTTTATTTCCACCACAATGGTGCTGCCGCTCTAAACTTCAATTTGCGATAACGAATATATGAATGAGCCGCGCGCATCGCAAAACCGAATTCGAGAAATCCGCCTAACTTTAGGGCTGACACTCGATGAGCTGGCCGCGCGGTGCGACACGAGCAACCAGACAATATCACGATTGGAATTGTCTGATCGTCAACTCACTCAAAAATGGATGGGTGTTTTAAGTGTCGCCCTTGGCGTTGCGCCCGGCGATCTTTTGCCAACGACGAAATCTGACGGCAACCCAGGCGTCGCCGAGTTCGTCAATGACTTGGACGAGTTGGCCTGGTTGCGGCTTTGGCGGCGGCTGACGGTTGCCGAGCGTAAGATTATGCTGCGCCTCGCGCATCCCGATAATTCCCACCAATAAGTTATTGCTCAAAACGCCCCCCCCGTTAGATATGTTATCAATAGCGCGTCGGTTGTGTTTAATTCGCATTTTTTGCGCCCTTTTGTATTGATGCTGCGCCACGATCACACCGCTGTCTATCCATCAGGGACCAAATGAGACCACCAAGATAGACTTGCAAAATAATCCACCGAAATGGTGATTTTTTTTGTTGACCGCTCCACCAATTCGGTGGATATTCCATCCATCGAAGCAACCGATGGAGCCAACCCGATGCAACTCGTATCCCACGCCGAAGCCCAGTATTTCGGCACCGAGGCCCTGGACAACCTGCGCGACGATGCGGTTGCCGAGATCATCGCCCACAACCGCCGCATTGCCGCCGTGCTGACCGCGTGCCGCAAGCAGATCGAGCTGATCGGTGCGCCCGACGCTCTCATGGCACGCGGTTACGATTTCCCCGACCTCCTGGACATGCTGCGGGATCTCACCCCGACTTTCGACAGCGCCAGCATCGCCCGCGTTGCCGAGCAGGTGGCAGCGTGATCGCCCGTCGCGCCGCCGTTGACGCCCTGCTTGTGGCGTCCGGCGTGGCCCGCACCAGCGCCTATGACTGGTTGGGCATCGTCAGCATCCACAACCCCTACCGCGCCGCCCGCAGCGTCCTGATTGCCCGCGTTGGGGATGCCGAATTTCTCGCCCGGCAACGGGAGTTTGATGCCGCGTTGGCGGCTTGTGACATGCAGGAGGCCGCATAATGTCCCCCCTCGCCCAATTCCGCCGCCTAGCCGCCCGCGTTGAACCGATCGACCACATTCAGGCCGGCGAGCTGCTGGCGATCTGCACCTTGCCCGACATCGTGGCGCGGCTGGAAACGATGTCGGACCAGCTCGGCGGCATGCTCGCGGCGGACGCGCTGGACAAGACCGAATTGCGCGGCCTGCAAATGGCGCTGATCGGGTGCGCCGACGACGTGCGGGAAAACCATGCGGACGCGGCGGGAGCGCGGCGGGTTGCCGGGTTGCAGGACCGGGCGCGGCGGTTGTTTGGAGGCGGGTTATGAGCGCCGATTGGAAACTGCAACAGGCGCTAATGGCGCTGCGATCCGGCGCGAACGCCATCCTGGCCGAAGATGAAGATGCGTTCCTGTCGTTCGACGAACTGCCCGACGAATTGGCGGCGGTGGACAAGGCTTTGTGCCAGGTCGTGCGGCAGGTTCAGGACTCCGATGACATGGCAACCGCCGCCCGGTATCGCGCCACAGAGGCAACCGAGCGTGCCCGCCGATTTGAAGCCCGCCGCGACCGCTACAAGGGTTTGATCCTGGCCGCGATGGATACGATGGGCTGGCGTAAACGGGAATATCCCGAGGCCACAATATCCATGCGAGCGCCGCAGCCCGGCGTTCAAATCATCGACGAAACCGAATTACCGGAAGGGTTTATCAAGACCAAAAGAGAACCCGACAAAGCCGCTATCCGCACTGCGCTCAACAACGGCTTGGCCGTTCCCGGCGCTGTCTTATCGAACGGCCTTCCGGCTGTTCAAATCAGGAGCAATTGACATGTCTATGACGATTTCGAACCAAGCAACCGGCCTCATTCCGCAAAACATGGATCAGGCGATGCGCTTGGCCGATTTGATGGCGCGCGGCAAGATGCTGCCGGCCCACTTGCAACAGTCCCCAGGCGACTGCCTGATGGTGGTGGAGCAAGCCATGCGCTGGGGCATGTCCCCGTTTGCCGTCGCGCAGAACACGTTCAGCATTAAGGGAAAGCTGCTTTTTGCGGGCACGCTGGTGCATGCGGCGATTGAAACATCAGGCGCGATTGATGGTCTGATCGATTATGAGTTTTTCGGAGAAGGCGCCGGGCGTGGCATTCGCGTTTCTGGCAAACGACGCGGCGAAACGGTGGCGAAAACCGTCGATGTCATGCTGCGGGATGCTCAGACGGCAAACGACATTTGGAAGAAGCAGCCCGATCAGCAGCTTGTTTATCATGGCGTGCGAGTGTGGGGGCGGCGCTGGACGCCCAGCGTGCTGCTTGGCGTTTATGCGCCGGAAGAAATGGCCGAAGCCGCGCCCTATACCGCCGGCCCGACAATTGAAGCCGTTCCGGAGCCTGCCGAGCCGCCGAAGCGCACCGCTAAGCAGTTTCTCGACGAACTGGAACACGATCTTGCAGCCGCTGCCGACGCCGATCAGGTGGACGAAATCACCGCCCGGCCCGACGTGCAAAAGGCCCTGGACGTATTTACCAACGGGCTGCGCGACAGGCTTAATGCGCTGATTTCCCAGGCATTGCGCCGGACTGCGGCAACCCAAGCCGAGGACGAGGACCAGGGCGCGGAGATGATGACGTGACCCCGACCGAAAAACGATATTTGCTGTTTCTGTCCCCCCGCACGCCGCGCCCCAAAAATGCCGACCGGCCTAGTGCCAAGGTGCTCAAGAACATGGAAACGCTGGGTTGGATACAAAAAAGCCGCGCCCGCAAGAATGACCCGCACGACTGCTTCATCACTACTCACGGCGAATGCGCCCTCGATGACGAGGAGGGCAAACGCGAGATCGGCAAATCGACGATTGTTTGGCGTCCCCTCGTCTCAATGCCGGAAGGCTGGGATTGCCTTGTGACCGATGGCGATATGGTCAGCGTCGGGTTGATCGCCGATGGCATTGAAGACGCCATCATGGTGCATGGCAGGGCAACATCCCGCAATCATTGGCTGATGTGGGCACCGATGCCGCGCCCGCCATTGGTAACATAGGAAAATAAATCATGACTGAATGGAAAGCAGGCGACCGATCTATGACCGCAGCGGGAGCCATTTTTGATGCGGAGGTTACCAACGTCTTGAGCGCAATTCTTACAGCGGCACGCGGCAACACATTAGCGGCAGCGGCCATGTGTGAGGCAGCATTGGCGGCAATTATTTGCAGGGAAGTCCCTCGGTGTCTCGATAGCAAAGCAATAGAAGGTGTTTCGATAAACATTCTCAAGCTTATCAATGGCATTCGCAACGAAATTGACGCAGCGAAGGAGAAGAAGTCATGAGCATCAAGGTTGGTGATGTAACCGTTGTGCAGCGCGACCCAGAGTGGATGATCGTGACGGTTCCTGTTGGGCGTTATTCGGCCCCAATCCCCCCTCCCGACCCGCACGCGGCGTTGAAGGATGCGGTGGTGGAGGCTGCGCTTAATAGAGACAAGGCTATCGTGGCGGGCGTGCCTCCGATCAGCGCTAACCGCGCATTGACTTTTGCCGTTGATGCCCTCCTTGCCGCCCAGCGCCCGCCGAGCATGTATGCGGGGCTGCGGAAAGCGGTAAATGGGATTGGTGCAGGTATTCCCGGTTCACGCGCTGCAGTTGAAGCCGAGCTTGCCAAACTTGAGGCGGAGGAACGGACATGAACAAATCGACAGGCGCATTTAGCGGCCAAGAGCGTATCGCCGTTACAGGCTACAAATCTAATGTTTACCAAGATGAGCGCCGGGCGGTGTTGCCGAAAACCCCGCGCCCAGCGATGCACCTGCGCCGCGACGTTCCGAAGGCGCTGAGGGGTGGTAAGCCATGACCCCGGAAGAACTGGCGACGGAGTTTACCAGAATGGCTACCGAAGTGGCGCGCGATATGCCTTACGAAAAGGGCCGCAGCATCGCTTATATGACCGCAGCTTATATGGTCCGCAAACACCTCTGCACCCCGACCCCCCTGCACGCGGAGGTTGAGGAAGCGCGGAAACAAATCGAACGGGATGGCGAAAAAATAGAGCGGCTGGAAAACAATATTGAAAACCTTCGCCTCCAAGTCACCGAAGCCAACGCCGATATTGCGCGGTTGAAAGCAGTTTTCCGCATCAACATGTTGCGGCTCGGTGCCGGATCGCATGAGGAAATCGACGCGGCTATTTTGGCTGCGGCGGCACCTAACCCCGGCCTCGTGACCGTGCGGCGGGAGGATTTGCTGGAGGTATTGTGGGGACTGGTGAACGCCGGATGGAGGTCTAAACCTAGTGCTTCGTTCCGCCAAGAAGAAACGGCTGTTAACGCCAAATTAACCGCTATGGAGGAGGCCGCGCGATGACCGACGCAGAGCGTGAGTTGCTGTTGTTGTTGGCAAAAGCAATCAGGGGTGCGCTTCCGTTACCGGAAGAATGGCGTGAGGTAATGGCAAGGCTGATTGCCAAAGTGGAGAGGAGCGCAGAATGACCACCCTGCACCGCTGGCTATCCCCCGAGCAATGCGCGGCCAGGATCGGCGCGAAAGAGCACCAACTGCCCCGCATGGTGCGCGCCGGCAAGCTCCCGGCCCCGTCCCTGCACCTCGGCCCCCGCACGCCGCGCTACGACATCCTAGCCCTTGACGCCCTCATGTCCGGCGCGCAATCCGTCAGGTCGGCGGATCAAGCAACCCAGGAGACCGTAAGTGCGATCATCGAAAGAGCGCGTCGTAAAACGGCGACTGGCGGACGGAACCGAGCGGGAGTATCGATATAGCAAGACCCCACAGCGCGCGCCCCGCCTGGCACCCGACAGCCTCGGCGCACTGATCGCAGCCTACCGCCTCAGCCCGGAATGGCTCGGCCTAGCGCCGGCCACACACCAAAACCGCACCTATTATTTGCGCGACCTAGAGGGCCTGGCCGATTTGCCGGCCTCAGCGATCCGACGCAAAAACCTGCTTGCAATCCGTGATGCGATCGCCGCAACCCGAGGCAACGGGGCGGCGAACGTTTTTATGCGGACGGCCGCCGTCCTTTTCCGCTGGGCGGTTGACCGCGAGTGGATCGACCATATCCCCATCGAGCGCGCCAAGGCCCTGCCCGGTGGCCACCTGCCCGCCTGGACGCCTGCCGAGGCCGACTACGCCGTGACCGTATTTCCCGAGGCCCTGCGCCGCGCCGTGATCCTGGCGCGCTACACCGGGCAGCGGCGCGCGGATCTGATCGCGATGACCTGGCGCAGTTACGACGGCTCGATGATCAGGGTCAAACAGCAGAAAACCGGCGCAGAATTGGAAATCCCGGCGCATCCGATTTTGCGTGCCGAGCTGGACGCGTGGAAGCGCGACGCCACCAGCACTCACATATTGACCAGCGAGTGCGGGCAGATGTGGTCGGCAAACCACCTATCAACAACAATGTCGCGCCTGCTCGACCGGCACGGTTTCCGCCCGCATCTCAACGTCCATGGCCTGCGAAAGCTGGCAGCCGCCGATCTGGCCGATGCCGGATGCACCGCCCATGAGATCGCCGCCATCACCGGCCACGCGACCCTGGCCATGGTGGAATTGTACACCAAATCGGCGGACCAGAAAAAGCTGGCGACGGCGGCGATTGTCAGGCTCGTAAAGCGTTTTTAGTTTTGTTTTGCCAACTTTGGCCGTTTTGCAAAATCACCCCTAAAACTCCCAATGATTTCAAGCATATACAGATTGCAGCTTTCCGTTGTAGAAAAACATACCGCGTAAAAACAACACGTTATGTGAGCAAATATCGGAGTTGGCTGCACGAAAGCGGGCAAAAGACGGCGCGAAAAACGGCGGATAGACGGGGCTGAAATGTGTATCATTTGGAGCCGAAAATAAATTGCGCCGGGTGCAGATTACGGGTTGCGTTGTCCGCGTTTTGCGTTCAATATGCTTTTACCGGCAAGGGGATAGGCCCCGGCCAGATCGAGGGATTAACCAGATGGAAAAGCCACATATCATTCTTGAACGCGAAGGCACCTATACCAAGATTTTCAATGGTGGTGGACCGCGTGGATCATCGGCCAAGATTTCCAAATTCCTCGGCGATCTTGCGAAGCGTGGCGCGTTCGACACTCTCAGCCACGGCCCGATGCAAAATGCTCACGCAATTAAAAACGACCGCGTTTCATGCTTTTTGGCGTATCTCGATAAAATCGGATTCACCAGCGAACACCGGGCAGCCTAACCCACAACAGGCCGGGTTTCGGCCTCGCCGCAACGGAGGATCACATCATGACCAAGCAGATCACGATCACCGACCAGTCAAAAGCCCTTTTCCTGGCCTACGCCCGCGACGGCGGAAATTGGAGTGGCACCCCGCTGCTTGGCGAAGGCAGCAACGTCGATAGCTCCAAAGAAGCGCGCGGCAACCTAACTCAGCTTAAGCGGGCGGGATTGGTGACGACGTTCCGCTACGAAGGCTGCATGTGGGTGAAGCCGACCGATGCCGGCAAGGCTTTTGCGGTCGAGCTTGGTGCCGTCTGGACGGACTAAGCAGCCTCACCCCACCCGGCGCCGGAACCCCGGCGCCGTCACTGAACAGGAGATTTGCCCATGTCCAAGCCGCTTTCCATTCACGCCCAATGACCCCCGAACGCCTCCGCGAATGCCTCACCGCGCTGCACTGGTCGCAGCGCGGGCTTGCCGACATCCTTGCCACCAATGAGCGCCAGGTGAGGCGCTGGGCAACGGGCGAATACGATATGCCGGCATCAATCGCCGTGTGGCTAGAGCGTGCGGCGCAGTGGCACGAGGCCAACCCGGCGCCGTCTAGGGCGTCACCAGCAACGCCCGCACGTCCGACGCATCAATCGTCAACCGGGTAGCGCGCGGCAGGATGATGCAGCCATGCGAGGCGGTGCGGTCAAGGCTCGCACTGTCGCCGTGGATCAGGAACCCGGACCGCCCGCGCGTGTCGGTGCCGGCATCAGGCTCCAACCGCATCGCGACCGGCCCGCATGTTTGATGGGTAAACGCCCGCCCGATGGTGTATGCCCCGCGCGGGATCGGCCCGACGTTGGGGATGTCCTGATCGTCGGGGTCGTTCACGCCGTCGCCGTGGCCGGAATAGCCGGCTGCGATAATCGCGCCGGATGGGTCGAGTAGTTGGCCGGTGGATTGCGAGTAACGCCAGGTCACGACAAAGGGCGCGGTGCAGCGCCTCCTGCTTGCGTGGCAATGGTGTTGTCTTTGCGCGCGCTGCCGGCGCTCGATCCGAGCCAGTAGTTTGCCACCTGGGTGGCCATCGCGGCCAGTGTGGCGAGCATGATATTTGCCAGAGTTTCAGAACCGACCGGCAACGCTTGTGTCAGCACCACCCACAACATCGCACCAAACGACACTAGAATGATTGCGGATAGTAGCGGTGCGCCGAGGGCGAGCTTACTGCCCCCCGCCGACAATGCCAGCATCGCCTTGCGCGCGCTGTCCTGAGACGCCACCGCAGCCACGATCTGCGCCGTGCGAGCGTCCGCCTCTGCTTTCGCGGCATCAGCCTGCAACCGCAGTTCTTCAAGATGCACGTCGATGATCTTGGCCTGCAACTGCGCTTGCAATTCCGGCTTGCCGGTCAACGCGATCATCGACGCGGCTTGGCCCGCGTCGGTGTGAGGATCTGCAACGCCGGTAACGCTGGTGACGATCGATCCGACCTGAGCCGCGATGGCCCCGGCTGTCGGCCCGGCGAACAAGCTGGCAATGGACGGGATTAGCGTCAAGAGTAAGGGGAGGATCACGCGTCCTTCCGGCGTTGAAACTGCGTGGCAATCTCACGCCCAAGCGCCGCCAAATCGTCTTTTGTCGCCGCCTTTGCCAGCCCGGTTAGCACAACCTCGCGATATTGCTGCGACGCTTTCCGGTCCGCCTCCAATGCCTTCCAGATGTCCCGCATCGCGTTGTTGTGGCTGTCGCTGATTTTCTGCCGGATGTCGTCAAGCCGCTTTTCGTGCGCGGTTTGTCGGGTATGAAAATGCAGCGCGACTGCGGAACCGACGGCGGATATGCCGCCCAGCGCCCATCGCAGCCAGTTATTGTCGATTGGTTCGCTCACGATCGGGCTTCCAACGCAGCGATCTGCTGCGATAGTTCTTGGACGGCTTTCCACAATATCGGCACAAGCTGATCTGGCCGCAGATGCTTCGTGCCAGCCTCGTCCTCCACGTATCCACCGAAGTCGCGCCCGGTGCCCTCCATGACCTTTTGCACGTTATTGGCCAGAAATCCCCAATGGGTGCGCTTGCCGGGCTTGCCGACTAGCTTTTGCACGGCAACCATTTTCGTCACCATAACCGGCGTCTGGTAGGTTTTCGGTGTCATGCGGAATATCGGATTTCCATCCTCATCCTTACCATTTTGCAAACGCAACAGCACTGGGTTGCTTTCTTCGTCGATCACCGGATGATCGTCCCAGAGAAGCGCCTCGCGGGTTTTTGTCAGCGTGCGCTGAACAGCAACGCCATCAATCATAGAAATCTCAGTGTCTTCGTAGCTTTGGACCTCTGTGGCCTGAACTGTTTGTTCTTCCCATACTTCCTGATATTCCTTACCGCCTTCAATCCAGGTGAAAGTCACTGGGTCAATCGCGGCCACCAACGGTAGCGCATCCGGCAACGGCTGGATGTTAGTTTTCAGGCTCGGGTCAGATGTTTGAATGGTGCCATTGACGGCCCAAACCGCAGTCCACCGAAGTGGCGATGCACCACCAAGGCCGCAAGATATGGTATTGTCCGCCGCCGGCGCAAAAGTTGCTGACGAATTTGCAAAAATTGCTGTCGTTAGCGCGCTGCCAGCTCCAAGGTAAATGCTAGTCCCTGCCAATGACATAAGAGGCACGTCGTTTGCATCCCCGGAATCGCGTGAGACGATGGATTTATTATAGGGCAGTCGGATCGCTGCGGTTGCCCCATTTCCATTTAGGTCAATGCCGTAGTTTCCGGCGCTCTGTCCGGTTAAGTCAAGCCCTGCCAACCAACCGCCATCAGCTCTAAAGGCTGCGGTTGGCGCGTAGGTTGCCTGTTGTGTGCCCGCTGAATACGCTTGCACACCGTAAGTTAAATATAGGTTTGATGCCGCGTTCTTGACCATAACAGACAGGAAATTAGAAGATTTGGCAGCCACGCCAACGCCGCCGGTATTGTCGTAAAAATAACTGGCAATACCTTCGTTGTAATGCCCGGCTGTCAGGATGATTGCGTTGTAAGCGTAGCCGCCGATTTCCTGGTAGTCGGCATTGACGGGCAACGGAGGGGTGCCTGCAAGCACGCCACCATCGCCGACCCCCACCCCGACAGGGATGGTGCAATAAGCCAAATCCATAATCGTGTGCGAATTTGCCATGGCCGCCGAGGTGCTCACCACCCTGGAAATCATGACGTTCTGCGTATTCCAAAGCTGCGACACAGTGCCGCGCGGGGACATGCCTGCTGTCAACTCGATGCTGAAATACCGATTATAGTAATTGCCCGTGGTGCTGGACGGTGCCCATGTCCCGTCTACAATTTCAACCAAACCAAGCCGGCTAGACCCGGTGTTGCTGGTCGAAACCTTGAACAGATTGGCGACGTTGAGCGAGTTGAAGCTATTGGAGCTATCCGTTTGAAACCGCGTCCCGTCATAAACTACCGTTACCAATTCGCCGCTGGTGATGTCGCCCGCAACCAACGCCGTTGAACCAGCTCGCGTGATCGCCTTGGCCCCAAGGCTGTCGATATTGAGCGTCATCGATGTGGTATTCGTGCCCGCTGCGACAAACGAAAACCTCTGCCCGGCGACATACGCGGTCAACGTTGGCGTCACAGTCCCGGTAACGGTATCAGTGCCGGCCGCCGTGATAAGCGTGCCCGTGCCGCCCTGCACCTGCCCTAGACGCGCGCTGTCGGTTGCCGCGCTACCTGCCGCCATGCCGGTCAGCTTAAACCCGCCCATGGGCAGATTTGCGGTTGGCGTGGTTTGGCCGTCTTTGGTGAGCGCCGTTGAAAGCCCGGTAGCCAGGTCAGCCGTGAGCGCGTTGAACACCGTTTCCGATATAATTGTTGCCGCAACAACGGGTTGCCCAGCGGAGTTGATGAGGAACGTGCCAGCGCCGTTGTATGCCATGGTTATGGGCCTCCCGTGATGCTGTTATATATAAATCGTCCTGCTGGTGGCGTTCCGCTCACAACCAAGCCCGCACCGACAATTTGCAAAAGACGCTTTTGGATTGCAGCGGTGCTTTGAGCCTTATCCAACTGCGCTTTAGCGGCGACGTAATCAGCCATGGACATAGTTCCACCCTTGGCCGGCGACATGCGTTCTAGCATCGCGCGAGCGGCTGGAAGGACTTCCTTACTCGGCATATTTTGCAGGTTTGCGATGTCCTGCTGCAAGGATGTTGCGTTCGCGCCATGCTCTGCGGCAAGCGCCGTAGCATCCGCAGCACCGGCCCGAGCTACCGATGCTGATTTGGTTGCATCAAGTTGAGCAGCCATCTTTTGCGCAGAGATTGCGCCTTGCTGTTGAGCAAAAAGCGCCTGTTGAGATTTTGCAGCTTCCTCTGCTGCTAATGCAGATATGTGCTTTTCGACTGCCGCGTTCAATTCGGGATGCAAGGATAGGGCATCCGCCAGTTTGGTGCCGGGCGCAGTAACTTTGCGCGCAGCATCAAGCGGTATGCTCATGCCAGTAACAGGATCGTGAAACGCCCGCGCTACCACCGCCGGCAGAACGTCCTGACCAGAAAGCTTGGCAACTTCAGATAGGACGGACGGATCAGCCTGACGCAAGGCGTCTGCCAGCGCATTCGGCGTTGACGACGGTTGCAGCGTGCCTTTTTGGTCGCCAACCAGCGCCTTGGCTGTTTTTGTGCCATAGGCATCAATTGCCGGGGATGCATCGCGGTAAGCCGCTTGGCGGGCTGTGTACGCGTCGCCAACGTAGGATTTGAGAACATCATTCAACCCACCGTATAGCTCTTTTTTCAGGGCGGAATTGATCGCACCCCAGCCCGGAACATCCGATTTGAATGCCTCTCCAAACATGCGGCGCACATTATTCAAGCCATCAACTGTATTACTAAATGTGACCTGATAGCGCGGCGGATCGCCTGGGATCGTCTTAACTTGGTGTCCGTCTGCGATGGCTTGCCCGACTGCCGATTGTGGGATTTCGACGGGACGGCCTTCTAGGGCTGAAACAATGGCTTCATGCGCCATACGATCAGAAGAACTAAGACGCATGGTGGCAGGACTGCCGGGGATCGGAGTATCGTTCAGCGCGTCTTGCGACCGACTTAGCATCGCCCGCGCATCAGGATCATTCTTTAGAAATTGACCGGCGGCTTCGCGTGAGGCAACCGCTTCATTGACCTTAGCCGTGCCTGCATCATATGCAGACGACCGCGCTGACCGCAACGCTGCTTCTTGGGCTATCGCAGAATCTTGCGTTGCCTGCCCCATTGCCATACTTGACGGCGGCGCGCCAAATGGCGATGAAACCGGCAAACGTGGTGTTTCAGCAATCGACTGCGCAGACGAAGCCAGCGAAGCATCGCCCCCCAATTGAGAAGCTAGCCGTTCTGACCGAATAGCGGAGGCTACGCTATTGCTTGCGTCAGCAATTGCAGAGGCGCGGGCAGTTTGCGCGTCATTTACCGCAGCTAGGTTTCTTGCGATCGCGTTCTCCCGAACGCCACTTGCAGCAGTTTTTGCCGGGTTCATCCAGCCCATATTAGGACGGCTGAACCCCGTGCCGACCATCTTGCCCGCAGTGCCAAACCCACCAGCATTCAACGCCATCTCGCCCATGCCAGCAAGATCGCGGCCTAGACCTGGGCTAACGGCATCGCCAGCCATACCAGCGCCTTTGAGGACGTTTCCGGCTAGGTCGCCCATGGTTTGCAGTCCGCCGCCGAGTAGGCCCATGGCTGGGTTCATAACGGCGCGGTTTAGCCCCTTGAGCGGGTTGTATTCACCAGGCTTATTATAGACGCCATATCGCTGCAACGCGCTTTCCGTTTCCGGCGAGACCTGCAAGCGGTTTCCATCTAAAGGCGGGATGGGCTGTTGTGCTGCTGGCTGGGTTTCTGCCTGTGGTTGATCGGCCCATTGGCTTGGCTCCCCCGGCATAACCCGAACCGCGCGCGACGGTGCAGCGGGAGACACTAAAGACGCATTTTCCCACCAATTGCTGCTTTTGGGGTTAACAAGAGGCGCTGCCTCCCACCAATTCGCTGCTGCGTCAGCCATTATGGTTTTGTCCTTAATTGACCGTTCGGGTCAATGAATTTCGCCCCACTGGGCAGCGCCGCGTATCCCGTTGCATCAACCTTTTGCGGCAAACCCGGTGCCGGCGGCGCACCACCAGGAGCCGCCCGCGATGGAATAAACCCAGGATATGCGCGGTTAATCACACGGCCAAACTCATCCATATTTTTACCATGCGCATCGGTTAGATTTGCGCGGAATTTTTCTGTTCGATCTATCACGTCATTCAGTGCGGCTTTGAAGTCAGCCGGACTCATTTTTGTGGAAAGCGCCGCGTAACTGTTTTCAAGGCGCAACCCTTCCGCATTTGAAACCCCTCCAAGGCTTGCGCCTGACGCCTTAAGGTCTTTCAGCGCCGAAAATCCGCCCGTTGCTTGGATTTGCTTAAGTTGCGCGGCAAACTTATTACCCGGCTCGGTTATCGTAGGAAGCCACCCCTTCAAGCCGCCAACTTGAGATGTCAACTCAGGTGAGTCGCGTAAAGCTTTTAGCTGGCTAAGTGTTTCATCTGTAGCAACACCAGCCGCATTGAACGCAGAGTTAACGGTAATAGATTTCGGTATGGTTAGATCGGCGGCTTTCACATAGGTTGCTTGCAGTCTGTCATCACGAGCAATCTGCAACTGGGTAGCGCGCGCCGCAGCCGCGTCCGCGGATGCCGCAGCGCGAGCTTTCGCGTTTTCTCCCGCGATATGCTCACGGCTCGCAATGACGTCCTGCTTCTGCTGTGCAATAGCGTCTTGGTCAGCAGCGTGCTGTGCAACCTTAGTCATAAGCGGATTGCCCGAAAGCTGACCTTGCAACAGCATCTCCGTCCGTTTCGCCTGCGTCAAAGGAACCGCAGCCTGCCCTGCAACCGCAGCCTGCCCGATAATGCCCGGATCATCCGCCGCGCCTTGGCCCGGTAGAGCCTCCATGCGCTGCCCCTGCATCGGCGCGGGCAACGGCCCCTGACCCTGCCCTTGCGGCATCTGGCCATCAGGCCCCTGCGTCGTCATCAGCGCGCGCGACAAAGCCATGCGCGTCCGTGCCGCGTCCGGGCTTTCCGCCGCAACATCGCCCGGAATTGGCGCGGTGCCCATCTGCGCATCTACGGCAGGCTGTGTTGCAACTGCCTCCTGGCCTTGCAGCGCCTTGGCAAACGCTAGCCCCTCGGCTTTCTGGGCATCGGACGCCGCTTGAGCCTTTTCCCGGTCCTGATTTTCCATGTAGCCGGCAAGCAGACCTTGCGCGATTTTGTTAAAGCCCTGACTGACCGGGAAATTGCCCTGAATGCCGTTGTAGCTGCCGATCTCGACCGGCGACATTGATTGCTCGCGCAACATCTGCGCTTGCGATTTCGACCGATAGCCGCGCCCGCGTATGGCCTCCAATAGATCGAGATCGCCGCCGGCGGCAGAAAGTGATCCTGACATTAGAAGTATTTCCTTCCAACAGCCCCAGCTGCACTGCCAGCCAAACCAAACAATCCCGAAGTCATCGCGTTATTGCCCGATTGCGCAATGCCGTAACGCTGCATGTTCGCTGCATCCTGAGCCTGCGCCCCGGCAAAGATCGGCGGAGGCGCGACGTTGACGCCGTTATACCCACCAAATTGCGGCATCTGGATTTGAGACCCCGACATCAGGCCGGCAACCTCGTTCAATGGCTGATTGCGAAGCTGGGTCTGTTGGGACAGCGATTGCTGAAGCGCGGTGTTACCAAACTGCGCCCGCTGTTGTTCCTGATTGAACCGCTGGTTTTGCGCTGTGGTATCAAGCCCGAGGCCCTGCAACGCCGCCTGCGTTTTCTGGTCGGTATGCTGCTGACCCTGGATGCGCATCTCGTTATCGTAAGCCTCGCCGCCCGGAACAAGCCCCTGATTGGCAAGGCGCTGGCGTGTGGCGTTGTCCTCCATCGCTTGCTGCGGCGCCAAGCGCGCCATGATGGCGTCTTGCCCGGTCATGCCCTGGTTTACCGGAGCGTCGCCCACGTCGCGCATGCTGGTCTGTAGGCCCGGCAGATCGGGCGCGAACGGCTGCGCAATGGCCTTGCCAACGGTATCGATACCCTGTTCGCCAAGCGCGCCAAGGCCGGCCTGCACACGCTGTTGCGAGTTGAACGCCTTCTGCGCGTCTGGCGTCAGAACTTGCTGAATTGTTGGCTGGTCGCCGTCCCACGTCACGAACTGGCTGCCAGTCGGCCCATGCACGTTGGGGTTGTTCATCTTGCCTTGGACGCGCGCAGTCTCAACGTTTGCCGCGCCCTGTTCTCTAGCCGATGCCGCGTAATCCGGTGCCGGTGGTGTGTCAGCCTGCTTGCCCATAACGTGCCCCTAGAAACCTGCAATCCTCACGACGCAGCACCATGAAAACCAAATCGCCGGCAGGATGCGCATCTGGCAACCTTGCCTGTTCCGTAAATCCCATCCGAGCCGCTAACCGTAAACTTCGCAGATTGTTGCCTGTTATCGTTACCACGATTTGCGCCAAACCGCCAACATCAAACGGGTAGCGAAATATCGCCCCTAGAAACTCCCGGCTTAATGGAGCCGCCGCCGCAATGCTTGCCATCGCTGATGCCCCATTCCAATTGTAGTAGACCACGCCCGCCACAATCTCGCCGTCCCGCTCCAACCCAATGCTTGCCGACGCTTCCGGGTGATAGATGCCGCCGATCTGAGCATAAACCCAGCGCCCGACATCGTGCCCCGCAACTATATGCCCTGCCATCCGGCCTGATATACGATGTCAGTCGCCGCCCACTGGATATTGATCCCCCGCGTTGAGCTGGCCACCGACACGGCTGCGCTGTATCCAATTCCGTTCACGCCCTGCCAGTTGTTCGAAATCACTAGACTTTGCCCCCATACGGACGAACCCCACAGGCCCGTTCCCCACAGCGCCGCAGCCGGCGGAGTGCCGACCACGATTGGCACGGTCGGTGCCGATGTATCAAAATCGACGTTGATGGCTGCATTGATCGCAGGCGTGCCATTGGTAAAGATGCTCAACCGAGCGCGCGTGTAGTATTTGACCGAGCCGCGTGAGCCGAAATAGTTGAACGCCTGCAACGCCTGCGTGAAGATGTTGTTGCTGCCGTCCTGATAGGTTGAAGTCCAAGCCTTAACCACCTTGCCCGCCGTGCCGTAGTAAGGCAGATCGCCGAAATTCTCCCAACAACTCGCCGCCCACCCCGTGAACCGCCCCCACGCCTGGGTGTTGGTGTTCATCACGTATTGCTCTTGCGCCGTGCTGCTGATCGGCACGTTGACAATCAGCGCGGAATTGGGCGCGGAAAACAGCATTTCCCAACCGAACGACGACCCGTAGGAACTTGCCGCCGCAGAGAATGCGCCGCTGATTTTGTCGGATAATGCCACGCGCGGATCGAGCCGCGAACTCTGCAACGCAGATGCCAGCGGAACTAACCCGTTGAGCGTGAGTATTGCCAAATCGCCGCCAAACTTCATCAGACAGCGCGCGCCAATGGGAGGCCCCAACGCCCAAATGCCAATCAGCGACCACGTTGCCGAACTTGCCGGATCGGTGCCGTGATAAACAATGACCTCGCCCTTGCTGGTGACAAAAACAAGGTTATCGTCGACCCCATAGCCGGCATCGATCGTCCAAGCCGCGACGGCCACAAGATACCCGCCAAGCCGTGCAATTGAACTTAAGTCAAGCACGTTTGCCAGACCGCCAACTGCCGACGTTGGCAGATACCATGCCTTGAGCGTTTGCTTTTGCAGGAACCAGACCCGGTTTTTGAACAGCGCCACATTAGATAGCGTGGTGGTGGTAACGCCCGTGATGGCAATTGGCGATATGCCAGTGATCGCCGCCCATGTTGCGCCGTCATAGAGCAAAGGCGCATCGACGCCATTGACCGCATAGATGTAGCTGCCGCCCGCCGTGGTGACGTTGGTGTATTCCCATCGGCCGTTGCTTAGCCCGGTGACAACAGCCGCCCCGACCACGCCTGCGGTGGTAACATCAAAAATAGATGAAGGCGTATTGGCGACGGCAAACAACTTGCTAGCCGTGCCGCTGGTGTAAGCCATTAGGCTTTCAACCGTGCCAGTGATGCCTGTAACGTGGTCCGTGTAGCCGCCGCGAATGTTGACGCTGTTTACATCGGGAAAAAAATTGACCAGCGTCACAGCGTCGCCTGGTGCCATGTCTGCGAGGCTGTCGCGCGCATTCCAACCGCCGACAGGAGCCGGCAGACTGACCGCCTTGGAAGCGCGGCCCTGGACTAGCGCGGGGGGCCTATATCGCGCCATAGCCACTGTCGGGGATGTTTTCATAGGTGATCAGCACGGAACCCGGGCGAGGCGCGAAGGACAGGTTAGCCGCGCTGGTGTCTTGCGCAATCACGATGTCCAATTCGCGGCTGTAGTTCCGATACATGGCCGTCGTGTCAAACCCCTTCGCCTCAAAATACTTCAGCTTGGTGGCCAGAACCATCAGCCGGTCGGGGAAGATGCAAGTATCGCTATCAAGCGTGAAACTGTTTTTCACCGCGTCGGTTGACGACCGCGCCCATGCAAGGCTGCGGTATTCGTAACCTAATTGTTCCGCGTTCGAGTAGCCTGGCCAGATTTGGAAATATGACCCAAACAACCGCCAACGCAGGCGCGGCCCGGTGCTGATAAACCCCGACATCAGCCATTCCCATTGCTGCGGGGTTTCCGGCCCGAGCATCTCCCAATGCTTCGATTTATCCCACTGCGTCCGCGGCGTAATCGACGCGTAATCGCTTGGAAGTGCGTATTGCATCTTCTGGAAATAGACGGTTGCCGCCGTGCCCGCTGCCGTGATGTCTTGGTTGAGCGTAACCTGATTGGCGTTATCAACAGACACGATCATCGCATTCTGCCCGATGCCGTCGCCAACTGCCTGATACGTGGTGTCAAGCGCCGCCGTGGTCGGTATGCTGCTGATCGTCCGAGCCGCCGTGGTCCATGTGCCCGTGGTGGTCAGGTATTCCGTCGAAAATAAGTGTTGCGCTGCCATTGCGCGCCATTCTGCCGCGCGGGTCAGTTCATAGCCGCAAGCATTCATCAGCGCGAGAAGCTGCGTCACATCTGCCGAGCCGTTGCCGACAACGGTAGCAGGCACGGGAATGCCTAGTTCTCCCGTAACCTGCGTCATCAATTGCAGCATGGTGCTCGACATGGATTAGGCGACCGTCGCGCGTGGCCGGCCCGCCGATGGTGCCATGCTGGTAATCATCGCGCGCAACTCTGCCAATTCGGCGCGCGTTTTTTCCAATTCAAGCGCGGTTTCCGACATGTTTTGCCGCGCCAGGAACGCCCGCGCTCGTTCGCGCAAGCCCGCCCCGCCCATGCCGACACGCTGCAACTGCGCATCGCTCGCGCCGGCAACCTGTTCAACCGTGGCGAAGTGGAGGATCTGCAACTCGCCCATCATATGCTCAGTGAGGGCCTCGGGTTGTGCCGAGTGCCAGTCTTTTAACTTGGTGCCGACCGCTGCATCGGGGCTGTTTTGGCGCTGGAAATTCAACCACTGCAACGGGAACCGTTTCATGTGGAAGTCCTTAGCCGGCGTATCGATCACGTTAAGATCGTTGCCAGGCACCGCGATGCGGATAAACGCTTCCCCGATGTGCGGCTCGTATTTGTGCGTATAAAACTCAACGCTCAGGTGGCTATCGGCGGCAGAGGTATCGCTATCGAGAGGCATGTGGTGTCTCCGGTTAATGAGTGGCCGCGCTCGCCATCATGGCAGCAACGGCAGGCAATAGGCCGCTCCCAAAGACGCTGATTGACGCCCCTAGATCGGCCAGTTGGGTTGATGCGGATTGGAACTCGACCGCCTGGCGCGCCATCCAAGGCGCTGCCGTGAAGGTCTGATCTCCGACCGTGTATTGCTCGGTTTCGTCGCCATCGTTCTGGTGTTGCGGGTAGGCATGACCGCGCGTGCCGGCGTAGCTGCTGTCAAACCCGAATAGCCGGATGTCGCGGAACCCCAGCACATAGGCGAGGGACATACTCAGGATGCCAACCGAGGAACCGCCTCCGATCAAGACGCGCTCACGGTCGCACGGGATGTCACTGACGCCGGGGAAACTGGGATGCCAGACGATCACGTCGTCCGCATCGTCGAACTTGTCGAAAACCGCGCGATTGCACGTTGACGCCAGCAAATAGGTCGAAGCCGGCCCGACAAACTCCGCAGCGTCGGGTTGCGCGTCAACAAGCACGAAATAGTCGGGCACAATGCCGACGCGGCCTAGCATGGCCCTGGTGCCGTTCATGGCAAAGATTGCAGCGCCGGCCTTTTGCTCGCGCCGGATGGTCTCGTAGAACGCATCAACCGATGGCCCGCCGCCAATTAGTAGCGCCGGCCTATTGGTTTTGGCCTCGTGTTGCAGCCAATGATAGGGAAGCGTGCTGGCAAACTTCACATTTGCCAGCACGTCCGTTGCCGCCGTGTTGCAAGCAACAGGTAGCGTTTCGTCAATGTTGCTCGGCAGGATCACTAGGTGATCTGGCCTTGCAAATGAGGACGATCAAGCGAAACAACCAAAGTCGCGGTCGTAGTGGTGACCGTGGCGAGGTTGGCAGATCGCGCCCCGAGGATTTGTCGGCCAGTGGCAGCGGTAGGCATGATGCTGCCAGCGGTTGCGGACTGGTAAACGGCCACCTGCGCTGTCGTCTGCACCGCCGTCTTGGCAATGACAGCCAAACCGCCGATCTGATACCAGCCAAACGTGCCGGCAAGATTGGCTGACATCGCAACCGCAACCGGCTGACCGAGGCCCGCCGTGTTGGCAGATAGCGCGGTCTGGTAAGTCGTGGCGTTGTAAGTCACCAGCGACCCAATCGCAGTGCTGGCAACGCCGAGGAGCAGGATAAACTCCCCCTCGCCGTAGGTTGGATCAACCGCGCGAACAACCTGCCCAAGAGTTGCCGGCGGAGTTGGGATGGCACTGGTAGCATTTGCCGGCGTTACACCCGCATCGGTTTGGTTAATTTGCAAATAACCAATGCGGCTTTCGATGAAAACATAAGCCATGTGCTGCGCTCCTTAAGCGATCAAGACGCCGCAGAACTGCGGACCGCTTGAGGTGAGGTTGCCGGCCCAGCCGATAAGCTTGACCACCGCGTCCTGATTGACCGCCTGACGCTCGCCGCCGATGGGGACGAAATTGCGAGCCGCATGAGGCCGGAACATGAGGTATTTGGTGTTGAGAAACCACATGTGAGCCGATGTCGCCGCGCTACCGACGCCACCATCAAGCACCACGTCGGAGGCCATGCCCGCGCCGTAGTATTTGAGCGACGCAAAGCCCGCACCAGCCGCGCCCGAACCGCTGTCGGTAATCCGCTGGATTGCCTGAAGCGAGTTGAGATACAGCTTGTAATAGGTGTTATCGGTGACGATCAGATCCGGCTTGTCAGTGCCCCGGATCAACTGCACCGCGACCGCATCCATGTAGGTCTGGATATTGGCCGCAGTTACGGCGGCGCCGCCATCAGCAATGCCGCCGTATTTGATCGAACGCCAGAACGTAAACGACGCGCGGTTGATGCCGCCGTAGGTGCCGGTGGTCGGAGCATCGGGGATCGCCGCAGCCAGGCCGGTGATGTTCTTGCCCGCGTTGCCAGTGCCATCAAGATAGATGTCGCTGCCGATGCGGTTCATCAGCTGCGCTTCAGACACTTCCATGCGACCGTCAAGCAGATCGATGATCTGTTCTTTGCTGTCGTTCTGGAGCATTTCAAGCCCGGAAATCGACACCGCCGAAGCATACTGCGTGATGCTGAACTGCGCCGCGCTGATCGGGCTGTTCTGGCTGACGTCGAGCACTTCGTAACCCGAATACGAATTCGTGTTGTTGGTCGTGCTGTCGTTATACATGATCTCCTGCAAGATCACGTTGCCGCCCGAGAAGGTCTTGACGTTACCGCGCTCTTTCAGCCGGCGAAGTAGAGCGTTGTTGTTTGTGACGTTATCGGCGAGCGCGCCGGATCGGCTTTGAATGGTGGTAGCGATGATGTCGCTTACCGAACTGTTTGCGAATGCCATGAAGGCAGCCTCCAAATGATCTAGAGGCGCTCACTCAGTCCCGAGAATTGATCCTCCAGGATGGAGCGCCGGTCTGTCGCTTTGGTTGCCGTAGTGGCTCCGGGTGTGGAGCTTCGAACGCTTACCGCCGCAGCGCGCGCTGACTTGGCTACCTTGTCCGCCGCCGCCCGCTTTTCAGCAATGGCCGCATCCTGTTGGGATTTTTGCGAACTCTGGAACAATCCGTCATCAAGGCGCAACGCTTTCGAATAGGCGTCTTCCAGCGATGCCGAAACTCCGCTGTTTAGCAATTGGACCATCACGGGCTTCAATGCGTCAAAATGTTCGTGTGTGGACGAAAACTTCGAAATATCAGCCTGCATAGTCCGGTCTTCAGCGGCTTGGGCTGCATCCTTACCGGCCTGCAACTGCCCCCGTATCTCGTTCATCTGGATTGCCAGATTGCTATACCGATAGTCAGCTTGTGGGCTACCTTCGGGCAATTCCGCCGCGCCAGACAAGTCAATGCCGTAATTCTGTGCAAGTTTCTGCAAATATGCAAGCTTTTCTTGCGGCGCGCTTGACCGCAGCATCCGATCTGCCTCTAAAAGCGCCTTGACCGCCGTTGGAGCGTCAACACCAAGGCCTCGAATAGTAGGCAAATACGGATCAACCGCCGCTTGCATGGCATCGGCAAACCGGGCTTTTTCCTGCAACGGCAACACGCCGTTGCGCATCTCTTCCTCGCGCTGAAACGCATATTCGCGTAGTTCGGGCGCGGCGGTTTCCCAAAGTCCGTGCTTCTCTTTTTTCCAACTTTGCGGCGGACGCTCCCATACCGGAGGATCTGCGGCTGGCTCAGGTGCAGCCTCAACCGGCGCGGCCTGCCCGGCAAACTTCCCGGCTGCATCGCGAGGCGCGGAAGGCTTTTCTGCAACCGCCTCAACGGGCGCGGCGGCGATCTCGTCAAACTGCTGTGAAAGTATCTCGCGGCGATCTGTGGGATCGTTGTCGAGGGCTTCGGACATACTATCTCCTGCTGGCGTGTTCGCGCAGTTCTTGCGCAATCCGCGAAATCTGGCGCTGGTTTAGGTTTTCAAACTGCCCGTAAAGCGCCCGCTTGCGAGCATCGCGCCCAGCCTTGGGCGTCTCGTATGGCTTTGGTGCTGCCTGCGTTTCGTTCCCGACTTCAATGCAGCCGTGGGCCTGTAAATGCTCGCGGTGGCGTGATCGGCTGCTGATCGTCGAACCGTCAATCATGCTGGTATAAGGTTGGATGTCGCGCACGATCTGCATACGCCGCTCCACGCCCTCGCGCTTGACCACCAACTCGCCATTTTCCAAAACATAGACAGTCATGCGATCGGCTCCATATTCATTTGTGCGTTGGCTGCAATCGCGGCGATTGCACCAGGCGGCGGAACCGGCTCCATCCGAGCAACTGGCCCAGCATCCTGACGCGCACCGGCTGCAATCTCGGCAACGCGGATCTTCGTCGCGCTTTCCAATTCAGCCTTCCAGCGGTCAAACTGTTCGGCCTGCGCCATTTCTTGCAGTTTGGCCTGCTCTTCCATGGCAATCCGCTGTTGCTCGATTGCGGCGGTTGCCTCGGCTTTCATTTGCTCGATTTGAAGCTGCGCCTGGGCCTTTAGCTGCTCGATCTGCATATCCGCTTGCAGTTGGGCTTGCAGGGCTTGCGCGTCGAATTGCGCCTTTGCCTGCATGGCCTGGCCATCTGCCTGCATCCGCATTTGCTCGCGCTGCCCGTCGGCTTGCATGCGCGCCTGTTCGATCTGGCCGGCCTGTTGCAGCTTCAGCATTTCAGGATTGGGGGGCGGAGGCGGTTGAGGCTGTTTGGCGGCTTCCACGAATTGCTTCATGGCTTGGTCAATGCTGCCCTCAAGCGACCGCGCCGCCTTGAACGCGCCAACGCCAAAACGCAGCACTTCGAACAGGATCGGCACCAGTTGCGGACTGGCTTGACCAGCGGGCAGGGCTTCACGCATGAAGCCGCCGAAGGTTTGGATGAATTGCAGGCGATCCTGTTTCATGGCGTCCTCGTCAAGCTGCACGAGGCTGTCGCTGGCTACCTCAACGCGGAAGCTGCGCATCGGATTGTTTTGCAGCAATTCCAGCGCGGCAGGGATCATCTGCTGATCGGCTTCCGACATCTGGCCGGCTGCCGCATATTCCAGAATGGTTGTCGGCTGGAATTTGCTGCAAATGATCTGCGTTTTAAGCCGCAGCAGGTCCGTCGCGAACAACGCCACATCCTCTTGCATGGATCGCAACCGCAGCCCGGCATACTGACCCTTGATGCGCTGCGCCGTCGCCGTTTCGCTGGCCCGTGTTTGGCCCCGGATGATGTCAGATATGCCGGTGATCTCGTAAATCTGCGCCTTGATCTCGGTCCTGGCGTTGTAGCATTGGATCAATGCCGCTGCGAGCGTATCCAGCGGCAACAGGTCAACGCTGCCCTTTAGACCGCC